GTCAATAGATGAATCTGAATTTGTCGCTAAGTGGGAAGGTGAAACTCCTGATACTATTAGTAACATTCCTGAAAGTGATAAGTCAGCAGAAATGAATCACGAAACTGTTTTAATTTTAATGGCTACCCCAGAATGGACAAATCCTAATCCTCCTGAGTAATGGACTACAAGCAGATGGCAAAGAATCCAGTCCAGTACCTTCTTGGATTGGCGATACTTGGGTTAGCATATATGCACACTCAGGCAATGGATTCTATGCAGATGCAGATTAACAGGCAATCAGAACAGATAGTGATATTAAGAGCAGAGAATAAAGAACTTCAAACTAAATACATTGAACTGGCTAAAAGTATTAATAATCGTTAGCATTTTGGGATGTTCTCCAAAGGAAGAATATTGCGAAGCACCTCAGACTAATTATGATTCATTATTTAGTATAGGAGGATCAGCATTAACAGACCTTTACATTGACCAGGCAAAGCAACAGATGTATCATGATTCTTTAAATGGTGAAGTATCTGTCTATCAGATGCAATTAAATGAAAAGAAAACATTTGAGGCACAGCAACGTACAATCTATAAAGACACAATTATTTATCGTAAAAGAATAAAAACCATTACTGACACCGTTTTTAAGCACGTTTACTTGACCGATACAATAAGAGATACTATCTTTGTAACGGTTAAGAGAGAAAGAAAAAGGAAGAAGAAATGATAGCTAAAGATCCCACCCAAGCAAAATTAACTTCAATATGTAAGTCCATTACCATAATTCAAAAGGAAATACAAGGGATTAAAAAAGGGATGGAAGACGTTAAAGAAATCAAAAGAGTTTTAAAAGGCGATACTTATGGAACAAAAGGACTTGTCCAAAGTCATAAAGATTTAAGAATTGATTTTAACAATGTAAAAGACGACGTTAAAAAGGCAAAGACGGTAGGAACAGTAATAGCTGCTATTTTAGGTTTTTTTGGTTCTTTAATTGCAATTTTTAAAAGTTAATGTCAAGTATCCTTGAAATTGAGTTATATCTAACTAAAAAACTTATTAATCTTAGAGGCACAGGCTATAAACCAATAGAGGGTGATGGAGACCAGGAGTTAAGAGATGAACTTAAAGAATTAAGAAATAAACTAAAAGTTAATGAGATGGCTATTGATATTGACATTCTTAGGGTGCTCGCCCAAGTATGAAGTAGTGGAGCAGGTTTATCCGGGTACATATCATACAATTAGTATAAAAAATAATTATATTATAATTTACAAGACAAAAGAATCTCTAAAAGAAGGGCAGATCATAAGGATTCCAAACCGTTTAAAATGAATATCGACTTAAAAAAATTAATAACACAATACGGTAATAATTATGATTTAGGTCAAAAAGTAAGAGAATTATATTGGAAAAATGAGAAAGATTTACAGAGGACTAGACTATCACAGATTTAGAATTGCATTTATCATTGGAACCCTTGGAGTTTTAATTGTGTTTTTTGCACAGTGCAGTTCCAGGGAGTACAATGATGTACAGATGAGAGAAATTAAATCAGATACCACCAAAGCTGAACAAACTATCAAGTAAGGGATAATTAATAATTTATGAAAAGGGTAAAAAGAAGTAAATGCAAATAAAGGACATAATTAGAGTAATGACTCTAAAGGGCTACAAAGTCTTTGAAAGTGATAAAAAGCCCTTAAACCTCAACTATGTGGGAATTAGAGACACTTCTGGGGTGAATAAGTTTAATGATTGGTTTGTATTATTTTGGAAATATGGAGGACAATGGAGCAGCTTTTGGTGGCCCGGAACCTCAGATCCGGGAACTTATTGGCTTGAACACCCCTCTAATCCTCATGGCACAGCTATTTTAAAAGAAGGACAACACAGAGGATCATGGAGAATTGGCAAACATCAGGGAAAATATGATGCTCTTGTACAGAAAAAAGAAGTAACGGTTATCAGGGATGGAAACAAGGACGGTATTTTGGACTTAAAGGGAGGCTATGAAGACACAGGGTTCTTTGGAATTAACCATCACAGAGCCAATGCTAAGAATGAATCAGTCCAAGTAGATAAGTGGAGTGCAGGATGCCAAGTCACCGCAGATCCTCACCTTTACGATATATTCATACAGCTATGCAAGGAATCAGCTGAAGTCTGGGGAGAGGGATTGAGCTACACACTTTTGAATATTGAAGATTTTTCTTAGAATTTCTTATATTTGCCTATAATCAATCTGAAAAACTATGTTTGCAGAAAAATTTTTAGCCAAAATCGGAGTTAAGCCTATAACAGACTTAATCGCAGGAAGCAACGGAATAGTATCATTGCTGAAGGAAACAAATGATCCTAGCAGCAAGATCTCTTCTCGTAAGAGTGCTGCTTCTGCCCTTATATTCGCAGCAATAGCCATGAGTGTCACTATTGATTACAGTGTCACCGGGCAATGGGTATCTATGATTTCCTTCGCTGTGGTAGGTGCAGGCCTGCTTGGAATGACAACCCTTTCCAGAAAGTAGCCCTTTTATTTGTTGATAACCTTAATCCATTTTAACGACAATCCGATAGAGTGACAGCTTAAAATGGGTTGTTAATAAGTTTGAGCCTTATCACTTGTATTATTCCAAATATAATTACAATTTTGTAACTACATGAAAACAAGCAAAACAATAAAGACCGCAATAGAAAATCAAGGGAGAAAAAAGAATTGGTTGGCAGATCAGCTAAAGATCAGTAGGCCAACTCTGGATAGAAGGCTCATAGACGAGGAATCTTGGAAGCCAGATGAAATAACTACCCTGAAACAACTAGGGCTGTTAGTCTAAATTTTTTTGTCCATATAATTTACACTAATGTCGCATTATGGCTAAGGCATTACCATCTTATCAATTTGATCCGGGGAGACACCTCGCAGGGGACATACAGATATGCTCCTTGGCTGCACAAGGGCTCTTTGCCAACATAAAGGCTATCTATTGGATAAAGGGATGTGAGCTAACAGTAGAGCAACTGGAAAAAAGATTCAACGAACAAGTCCTGGTCAAAGAACTCATTGTTGAAAATATCATTAAAATTAAGGAGGATTCAGTGATCATAGACTTTCTGAATGTTCAGTACCAAAAAAAAATGACTATAAAAAAGGCATTATCAAAAGCAGGGAGGTTGGGGTACTTAAAGAAGGTAAATCAAGCCACCCTTAAACAAGAGTTAAGCAAAACCTTAAACAAAAATCAAGCTACCCCTGAACAGGAGTCAGGCAAAAAACCACTGTCTATGATTGCAAAGTTTGATGCCTTTTTAGAGATGTTTAACGAGATTGGAAACAGGCAATTCAAGGGTGACAATCTATCAAGGAAAAGTTTTAAGGCCAGAATCAATGATGGCTACAGGTATACAGACATGAAGTTAGCGGTAACCAACCTGTACAAAGATCCAAGGCACAGGGAGGATGCTTTTAAGTACGCTACTCCTGAGTTCATACTAAGACCATCTATTATAGAGAGATACATAAATCAGAAACTTTGAAAAAGTACGCATTAAAATATCACAACTTAGGATTGAGCATCATTCCCATAGGGGATAAGAAGATCCCTATAGGCTCCTGGAGGCCGAGCATAGAGGAAAGACAAGTTCCTGATGAAAGGTTTGACCGGGCTAAAGGAATAGGGTTAGTATGCGGAAAGGTCTCTGGTGGACTGGAAGTAATAGATGTAGATGTAAAGCACGATCCAAAGGGGGACATATTTGAAAGATATGTAGGAATCCTGGATGAAAAGATAGCAGACAAGTTAGTAATCCAGAAGACTGTCAACGGAGGGTATCACATGATGTACAAATGCTCAGAGGTTTCAGGGAACAAGAAACTTGCCAAGAGCAAAGAAACAGGCGAAGCAGTCATTGAGACCAGGGGAGAAGGGGGATATGTAGCCATAGCACCTACTCCCGGATATTCGTTTGAGAGGTTTCATCTGAATCAGATCCCTGAGATAACTCCTGATGAGAGGAACCACCTTATCAGTGCAGCTATGAGCTTTAACGAGGTAGAGGACAAGGTGTATTACCCTGACAACTGCTTTGAGGACTACAATGACAGGGGGGATATATTGGGACTGTTGCAAAATCATGGATGGTCAATTCAAAGGGATGATGGGGACAAGGTATTTTTAAAGAGGCCTGGAGAGAGTGATTCCATGTGGTCTGCTGACTACACCAGGAGCAAGAATTGGTTTACCGTATTCTCCACCTCTACTGAGTTTGAATCCTTAAAAGCCTATAAGCCTGCCAGTGTCTATGCCATACTGGAGTGTGGAAGCGATTTCAAGGAGACCGCCAAGAAGCTAAAGAGTGAGGGTTATGGCGGTAACGGACAGTATATATCAACTCCTGAGAGAAAAGCAGAGATTCCCCAGAACTTCGTAGCCACAGAGAAGGAACTTTCAGGTTATGTGGAGAAAGTTATATCAGGGAACCTGGAGATGGGAAAGACCACTACCTTCTCTGAGTTGGACACCTACTTTTTATTCAAGGACAATAACTTTGTGATTTTTAACGGACATGACAACGTGGGGAAGTCTGTCTTTATATGGTATATGGCAGTAGTATCAGCTAAGAAGCATGGATGGAGGTGGATAATTTATGCAGCCGAGAACAGGGTAGGGTTTGTCTATACTAAGCTGTTGGAGTTCTATTCAGGGCAATTTATAAAGGAATGTGACTTAAAGGAAGCTAAGTCCTTCATAGACAAGCACTTCACCATCTTAAACAATTTGGAGATCTACAGTTATTCGCATCTGCTTAAAATGGGAGAGAAGCTGTGCAGTGAATCCCATTACGATTGTTTTTTCATTGATCCCTATAATGCTTTGGACGTAGATCTGGGGGAGCACACACGATTCTCCACCCATGACTATCATTACAAGGCTACCTCAGAGTTCAGGCTGTTCTCCAAGAAGTATTGCGGAATATGGCTTTCCTGCCACGCAGTAACTTTTGCTCTGAGACAGAAAGATCCAGATGGAAACCCTGCTGCCCCAATGAAGGCCGATACTGAGGGGGGCGGCCTATTCTCCAATCGCAGCGACGATTTTTTGACATTACATAGAAAAGTCCAGGATAAAGACAAATACAGGATCATGGAAGTTCATGTGAGAAAAATTAAAGAGTGTGAGACCGGAGGCAGGCCTAGTCCTATGGACAGTCCGGTACTGTTTGAGATGTGGGGTAACAATGCAGGGTACTCAATTCACGATCCTAACATGATAAAAAATGACGAAGATGAAAAAGATGCACCATTTTGAAATAAAGGAGAACGAGAAGTTCTTTGAGCAGATATACGCTATCCTGGGTGAAGGGGGGATCTATATGTGGTCTGATAAACTAAAGACTTTTACCAAAAAGGAAGATAAGTTAGTAGCAGAGGATGTGGAGACTTACAAAGCAGTAGAGGAGATCGTTAGTAGAAAGTATCT